ATGAAGGGCGAGGATCGGCATTTGTTGAAACGTGGCAATCGCTTCCACTATGTGCGGGGCGTGCCCACGGGCCTGCACCATCTGGACAGCCGAGCGCCCATGGTCCGATTGTCGTTGAAGACAAAATCCGTCCATACCGCCCGCCTGTTGCGCGATGTGCGCGAGCAGGCCGATGACGATTTATGGGACGCTTTGCGCGCGGGGATCGACGCGGCAACCGCGCGGGATCGATACGATGCGGCGATCCGCCTCAATTCCGCGCTTGGCTTCCGGCGCATGACGGCCGACGAAATGCGGGCCGATTTCAATGATCCAAAATATTTTGGACCCGGCGGCTCTATCGTCACCATGCCTGAGATCATGCGCCGACCGCTGGAGGCCACCCGCGCGGGGGTAAATGTTGCTGAGAGCGCGGCGGTGCAGGACGCGCTTGCGGCGGACGTTCCGCGCCCGGCGATCAAGGTCAGCGAGGCGATTGAAAACCAGATCGCCGACCTCATGGCAAATGACTGGAGGAGCAAATCGGAGGGGCAGCAAACGCGGAGCGCGAACCCTAAGCGGCTCGCCGCCGAGGTCTTCATTCGGGTTGTCGGCGATTTGGCCCTTGATGACATTGACCGCGACGACGCGCTCAAGTTCTTTGACCATTTCAAGCGCCGCATGGGGCGCGGCGAGGTAGGTCATTCAATCGCGAACCGCTGCCTCGACAATTTGCGCGGACTGTTGCGCTGGCACTTCAAGAGGGCCGGGGATTTTGACAGGCGCAATCCGTTTGACCGGCTATCGTTCAAGGGGCCGCGACATGAAAAGCGCCGCATTGGTTTCACGCCGGAGTTCGTCCGTGCCAACATGTTGCACGGCGGCAAGCTGGCGAACTTGAATGCTGAGGCGAGGCGGGCCTTGCTGATCATCATGGGAACCGGTTGCCGTCCAAGTGAGGTGTTGAACCTTACCGCCGCGAACATCAAGTTGGATGTGACCGTGCCGCATGTCCAGATCAGGGACCGGGCGGACCGAGAACTGAAAACTGCACAGTCGGAGCGAGACGTTCCGCTGACAGGCTTGGCGCTTGCCGCGATGCGCGCCCATGTTGCCGCTGGCAACGCTGAGGGCTTCCCGCGTTATCTGGATAAGGAAAGCGGCTTCTCTGCCACCGTGAACAAGTACCTCGCAGAGAACGGTTTGCGGGAGACGCCGGAGCATACCCTTTACTCGATGCGCCATATGTTTGAGGATTTGCTGAAGGACGCCGACATCGGTGATGAAATGCGCCGGGAGTTGATGGGCCACAAGATCGACCGGAGCTTGTACGGGCGCGGGTTCGCGCTGGAGGCCAAAGCGGCGGCGCTGGAGAAGGCGTTTGAAAAGCTGACGTTCGACCCGGCGGTGATTTGAAAACCAAAACCCCGGCGCTACGAGGAAACAGCGCCGGGGCGGGACTTGGAGATGGGCAATGCAGAACCCGAATCGGGTGTAGGTCAAATCGTTATTGATTGCAACTATTATCTGTTTTAAAACAATGGGTTAAGCGGTTTCACCTGATTTTCACCCCATTTTAGTGACTTCCCCGCTGGACAGTCGTGCCACGCCAATGCTAACAAATGGATATTGCAGAAATTTGCGCCCGGATTTTACCGGGCGTTTTGCGTTTCAGTCCCCCCAACATCACGAAACCTACCGCCCGGCGATCCCCGCCGTTGGCGTGCTTTGCCATGGAGAGACCAATGGACCAACTGGACAAAATGACCCCGCGCCTGATCTCGATCACGGAAGCCCTCGATCAAATGGGCATCACGATCTACACCTACAGGCTCGATCCCATGCGGTACCCGCCCGCCGCCGAGGGCACCGCTGACGGTCGCAGCCGCCGGATGATGATGAACTTGGATGTGACCACCTACGTCTTGAGCCGTGGAAAATACCGTTCGCTGTATGATTTCTCAATGGCTAGGCGCGCCGCCGCCAAGCAGGGCGTCGAATTGATCATCGGAGCGCCGGATGACATCCCGGCACCGGCCCGCGTTCTCGAAGTTGCCTGACCCGGCGCGATCCTCGCGCGCCGCCCGGCGGCGGCAAGGTGGAGAGACCTTAGCCGCCGCCACCCAATCCAGCCCGGCCAATGCGCCGGGTTTTTTATTGCCCGCTTGATGGACTGATTTGGGTAAAAAATTACCGTTATCGGTAATGAATACAGTATCACAAGATTTATCTTGCAGTAATAAAGTTGCCGGATGCAGAAAGTTGTTAAGTAACATTCCTTGTGATGCAAGGGTTTGCTGCATTTTGGCCTGTAAAAACGCCGGGTAATATTTTATTTATGGAAAAATGGTGTTTACATTGCTTCCTATCCAACGACATTCACCAGTAGTGAGTGGGAACCGATCATCCCGCCAAGGCGGCGCAAGTTGCGCAGCCCCTACAGGGCGACAGATCGGAAGGCGCGTTGACGATGGCGATAATCAGTTTGGCTGATCGACCTAGATGCTTTGCAGCCGGGTAGTCCCGGCAATGCGCGCCTTATTCGGTAGCGGGACGCAAAACCCGCCTGACGAGGCCCACGGCGATGGGCCGAAACCGAACTGGAGACTGACATGATCAAGGACATTGAGCCGCGACTGATCCCGCTGGGCGATGCACTGAAAATTCTGGACGTGCAGAAGAACACATACCTGAGCGCGCCGGGGAACTTCCCGCCGACTTGCCGCAACGGGCCGACCGGGAACATCAAGATGCTGAACCTTGATGTTCTTGCCTTCGCGCTATCGCTTGGACAGTGCAAGACGCACCGGGAGTATATGAAATGGGAACTGGCCGAAGCTGAGGCGGGCCGATGAGCTTGACAATCCCTTGGTACGATCTGGACGCAGCCCTTGCCGAGCCCGCCGATCTGGACATTGAGGCCGTCAAGGCTTTTGCCAGTGCGCTGACGGCGGACATCGCCGCCGAACTTCTCGGCGCGCCAAACCGGAAAATGAGCAACCGCCGCGAGTTGCGGTTCGGCCGACACGGGTCAATGACCATTGACATCCGCCCCGGTCGCGCCGGTCGCTGGTTTGACCACGAACAGGGCGTCGGCGGTGATTTGATCGGCCTTGTGCAACGCGAGCTTGGCGGAGATTTCCGCACCGCGCTGAATTGGTTGGCTGGCCGTGTTGGCATCGGCAACATGACGCCCGATGACATGTCGGCATTGATCGCAGACAGGGCGGCACTCAGCGCCGCTCAGGCGGTGCAGGAGGAGCGGGAGCGGGCAGAGCGCATACAGATGGCCGCTGAGGTCTGGCGCGCTTCAGTGCCGCCCGCTGGCACGCCTGTTGAAGCGTATTTGCGGAACCGGCGTTGCTGGCACCCATGGCTGGCGACCGGAGATGCAATCCGCTGGAACCCGAACACGCCGATGTCCGGCGGGCGGTTCCCCTGCATGATTGCCGCCATGTCCAGCGCGGCGACCGGCGAGTGGGCGGGCATCCACCGAACCCATGTCACGCCGGACGGGCTGAAGGGTTTGGCTGGCAAAAAAATGCTCGGCAGCGCCATGGGGTCAATCATTCGATTGCGGTGGCATCCGCTAGGCCAGATCGGGGCCATAGGCGAGGGCATCGAAAACACCCTAAGTGCCGTGGCGCTGCATGAGCGCGAATACCCTATCGTTTGCGCCGCGATGAGCGCGGGCAACCTGAAAACGCTGGAGCCGTTCGCACCCGTCAACCTTTGGAGCATCTACGCCGACCGTGACGCGGTTGGTACAGACGCAGCCATCCATTTCGCCGCGCGGTGCGAAGTAATCCGAGTTAACCGTGAAGTGTTTTTGCCGGGAGCGGGTTACGCGGACTTCAATGACCACGCAATGAACAAAAAAATCCCCGGCGCTTAAGAAGCAAACCGGGGAACTAATCCAATGCAAGGAAATAGATAGATGTCTGAAACGGAAAGGTCAAGCGGAAATATATTGCAGTTTGAAGTGGCGCTTGGTCGGATACAGGCTCAAGTTGGCGGCGTTGTTGGCGCGAGTGACATTCCGACCGTCCCAAATCGAACCGTTGCTGACCGCGCCGCCGTTCCCATCCCGGTTGGCGATCTCAGCGACACGTTTCCGGTCAATGAATTGCCGCCGATGTTCCGCGACAGCATTATTGAGCTTCATCACGCAATTCAGGCCCCGGTCGGGTTGATCGGCATGGTGGAGGTAACGGTTGCGGCATTTGTAGCTCAGCAACATATCAATGTCAGGCCGTATGACAGCCGCACCGGTTCCGATGTCGTCTCGATTTACAGCCTGACACTTGGGGAAACCGGAGAAGGCAAGACCAAGGCATTCAGCATTTTGACCCGATCAATCAAGGAGTGGGCCGGTGAAAACACCGACCAGCGTGAACGGGATCAAGTCCGGTGGACGGCACATGATGCTGCGATCTCGCGGGAAATCTCGTGCCTGCCTTTGACCATGGGCAGTGCGGAGCGGGCGGAAAAGGAACGGGAGTTGCGCGCCTCACTTGGCTTGCGGCCATGGTTAGCGGGCGGCGACCTTTCTGAAGCATCCGCCGAAGGAATGATCGACGCCCTCCGGCAGGATCGCCCGTCGATCTTGTTGATCAATGATGAGGCGGCGGGGTTTTTTGGCGGGTACGGTATGCAGGCCGAAAACCGGGAGCGGTACAAGTCGATCCTGAATAGCCTTTGGTCAGCCGATGGCGTGTCCGGGCGGACCCGGAAGCACGGGGCAATCAAACTGTCAGGCGCGCGTCTTAGCGTCATGCTTGCTGGTCAGCCGGACAAGGTGGTGCCGAACCTGCGAGATCGCGGCGACATGGCACATGGCTTCCTTGCCCGCTTCCTTTTGGCCAATCCCCGGTCGATGCAAGGTTTTCGTGAAATCCACATTGAAAGGCCAGACACGCCGACATCGGACGTGGTGGCGGCGCGATTGCTCGAAATCTACAAGCATGATCCGCAAACGAAGCCCGACAACGGCTTCATGATCGAGCCCTTCATTGTTGAATGGAGCGAAGCGGCGCGACTGGAAGCGGTGGAGCATCGCCGATGGCTTGAGGAACAGATCAAGCCGGGGGCGCTGCTGGAGCCTTACAAGCCTCTCATCGCCCGCGTGGTGCAGATTGCAGCGCGCCTTGCCGCCGTGTTCTCTTTGATGGAAACAGGTGAGCCGAACCGGATGGTTTTTCAGGGCCGAAGCGAGGCGGGGTTGCCGGGCATGACATGCGCACCGATCAGCGTTGAGAATTGGCGCGCCGGTCTTGCCGTAGTCTGGTACTCGTTCAATCAATGGCGGGCGGTGCTAGACGGATCGGTTGCCACCTCGTTGACAAAGGATGCGGCGAAGGTGGTGAACCATATGCAAGTCGTTAAGGACCGGGCGAAAGATCAAGGCCCGTCACAGAAGGCGGTTGCCGAGGGTATTTTCACTTTGGCGGCGATGCAACGTGCCGGGTTCACAAAAGGGCTCGCTGGAGCCAGCGGAGACGGCGCACTAGGCTATCTCCGTGATGAGGTTATGCCCTATCTGGTCGAGCGAGGGCAGGTCCACGAACGCACCCTAAGGCAGAAGCAATGCTGGGTTTTGAACCATGAATAGCAGTCGCGAATTAGTCGCGAATTGGTCGCGAAAGTCGCGAAACCAAAAAGCCAATTCGCGACTTTCGCGACTGTTTCGCGACTGTTTCGCGACTGTTTGGAGCGGCCTAACCCCTTGTAAACGCTGGCGTCACCACACTTTCGCGACTTTCGCGACTGTTTGCGACGTTCACGGCTAGCGGCTAACCGGGGTTTTTGTAAATCTTCTTATATTTCAATGGTATAGCGGTGTTATTGGTAAATATTTTTACCAAATGGGCCAACTTGACCGCGAAAACAAGCGCGCACCGGAAAGCAGTCGCGAAAGTCGCGAAATCGGAAAACCAACCCTGACCAACCCCGCCGGACAGCCGCCGGGTGGTCGATCAATGACAATCCAAACCCCGCCGCGCGAGGCCCGTTGCAATGCAGCGCGGCGGCAAGGCGGCGATGCGCCTTTCGATCCTTCAGTGCATCGCCGCCGACCAGTCCAAACAAGAGGAAACGCAAATGCAGGAAATGCAAACCGCCGCGCCCGAAACATGGGGAGAGGTCATGCTGGAATGGCGACCCGATGGGCAGGAGCTTCACCGAGGCTTTGACGCATGGACGCAGAACCGGGCCATCGCACTGGCGAACGCCGCCCGCCGCGACCAGTTGTTCCATGACTGGAGCATCCCGGTTTTCGAGGCCATCGCCGCCGAACTGGACGGGGAGGACAATGTTGAGTTGTTCATCGCGATTGCCGCCGACCGCCTGCCATGGGCGGTGCGCCATGACGCCATGCCGGACCCGCTGAGCCGGTGGATGTTGACGGCGTTCAAGGTCCGCGAGTGGCTCAACCGCCCGGCGGCTGGAACCTATCAATAAACCAAAATTCCGCCCGGCATCGCGCAAACCGGGGCAAGCGGATCAACGGCGCACTTGAGACGAGGAAAACGAAATGCAGATAGATGAACTTGGACTGGCGAAGGCCACGCTGAAAAATGCGGGGAGCAAGTACGTGCAGAACCTCCGGCCCGGCGAGGCCGCGATGTTGGTCGAGAGTGATCATGGGCACGACATCTTGGCGACCTTCATCGCCGGGGCGGTCAACACGCTAACGCCGACCGACGATAACTGGCATTTGCCCCGCGCCACCGGACACCGCGCGGTCAAACTGATCGGCTACGGAGAGGCGGGCGAAACCCTGACGGGGTTCGTGATGCAGTCGGCCGAGCGCGCCGGGGTGGCGGAATACTTCAGCGCCGTCGAAGTGATCGGCATTGGCTGGCCTGATAATACCGCCGCCGCCCGTGACCTGATCGTGGACCTGATCGAACCCGGTGATTTTGTCGCCATCGCCGCCGCCCATATCATTGTCGATGAGCCCGCCGACGCGGCCCGCTGGATCGCTGGAACCGCCAAGCTGAAGGGCGCAATCATCGTGGCGCAAACCAGCGCTGAGAGCATCGTGAACCGCCCTGACAATCTCAGGGTCTTCAGGATGGAGCGGGACAAGTCAATCTGGGCTTTTGACCGGCAACTGACCATCCCGCGCAGGGTGCGCAAGGCCGGGGGGACAAGGCATTGATCCGTGACCGCTCCGACCTGATCGCCGCGCTTTTCGGCGCAATGCTCGCCATCGCAACGCTTGCCTCCGTCGCGGCCTGACAGCACCCCACAACGCGCGTCAACGCATTCCCGGCACAACTGCCCCGCCGGGCGCTGACGCGCGTCCTACGCCAACCTCAAGAAAAAGAGACACACCATGAAAAAGATCAAAATCATCGCCGCCGCCTCGTTCGAAATGGACGCCAAAAACACCATCGTTCTCGACGCCGGGCAGACCGTCCGATTTCCTGACGGGCTCGCCGACTTCCTGATTTCGAAGGGCGCTGCATCCACCTGCCTCAGCGATCCGGTCAAGAGCCATTCGGTGGAGCTTGGCGACATCGACCCGGCAATCTTCTCCGAAGATGGCGACATGATCCGGGGCTATCTGACAGCCAATGCCCGCGTCCGCTGGCATACGCCGGGAAAGCCTGCCAATGCAGCCAACTATGAAGGCCGTGACCAGTGGGCCTCAGGGCTTCTCTACTGGTTTGACCGGTCAGTGTTCACGCCGCTCGAAAAGGCTGGCGTCGCACACCGCGTCCACTTCAGCGCAAAGCGTGTTGACGCGAAGATCGAACCGCGAGGAGAGGCCATCGACCTCGGCTGGCTCCCGTCGCCAGCGGACAGGCTCCGCGCCGCATAATCACGACATCAACCACAAAGGAAAAAACGAATGCTCATCAAGACACTTGCGCCGCTCGAAATCACCATCGGCGCGGCATCGATTGAAATCGCCGCCTATGCCGTCATCGACGTTCCGCCCTCCATTGCCTTCTCACTGAGGCAAGCAGGGCACGCCACGGACGAACTTGAAACCGCGCCGTTGCCGTCCGCATTGCCCGTCGCGCCGGTCACCATCACCGATCTCGACGCCGATGAGGCCAGCGAACGCGGCGGCTTCGTGAGGATCGCGGTCAATCGGTTTGTGCTGGCATCGACGCACGCCATCGGCACACCGGCTGATCTCGCAAACTTGCGCGCGGTCTACCGCATCAATGAGCTTTGCGCATGGGTTCCGGCGACCGTGGCCGAAGCCATCGTCACGGCGGGCGCGGGGCAGCGGGTTCCTTGGTTTGTGCAGACCAGCGCCGACGCGGGCATCACGTTTGACCCCACCGCCGCGCCGCTGGAGCCGTGGGCTGAGGCCGCGCCAACCGACCGCCTTCGCCAGCGCCTTGGCAACTCGCCTGACGCGACGTTGCATCCGTGGACGGCGGCATGAGCAGCATCTTCGACCGTGCTGAGTTGAAGGCCAGTCGGGCGCTTGACCGCGTGCATGGTGAGACGGTGACGATCCTTGCCATGAAGTCGGGGATCAACGTCAAAGCCGCGCCGGACACCGCCCGCCCGGACAGCACCGTGCTCGTGGTTTTCGTGGAGGAGGTTGACGGGGAACACCGCCGGGACGCCCGCCACGGTGATCGCAAGCTCGATGATGTCGGCGGATCGCATTGGCTGACCGTTGACCTTCGCAGCCTCGCAACACCGTTGCTTGTCGGAGATCATGTCTTCCGCCACAAAACAAATCACAAGTACCGGGCCAAGGCTATATCACCGGACGGTGAAGGCAGGCTGAAAGTAGCTTTGCAGTTACTATCAAGTGAAGCGTTAACAACGCTGACAAATTAATACGTTGTGTGAGGCAGTGAAAGCGCAGGGAAACTTGTGATTTGCCTCACACATGCCGCGCCGCGCCGCCGCTGCACTAGGTACCTTACGGCCAAATCTAGGGCGAGCGGGTAGGGCACTGCCCCGTAGTGTGGCTAAACGATAGAATATTGACCGGGGGTTGCCCCGTCAACTGTCCGTCAGACGGACCACCATGATCCATGAAATTCAAATGAAATCAACAGCATAGGAGGCTGACCAATGTCGCAAGTCCGACCGGATGCAGCGTCCACGATCAAGACCGAAGCCCTTGCAACCGTCCTCGGAGTGACCGCTCAGAAAATTCGGGACTACACCCGCGCCGGAGTGCTTGAGCAGACCGGAAATCAGGGCGAATACTTCCTCATCGCCGCCGTCTCGTCGGTGACCAAACACCTTCGCGAAACCGCCGCCGGGCGGACGCCGGGCGATGAGATCCTGAAGCTCAAGACGCAAAAGCTCCGGGCCGACGCCGCCAAGGCCACGCTTCAGGCGCAAGCCCTTCAAGGCTCCGTGATCCCGCGCGATGCAATCGCAAACCGCTGGACCACCACGGCCCGGATCATCCGAAGCACCTTGCTAGCGGTTCCCGCCCGTGCCGCTGCCCGGCTCAATCTCAGCGCCACGGCCCGCGAGGAACTGGAGGCTGAGATACACGCCGCGCTGGAAGACTTGGCCGAGAACGGTCTTGAGCAAGTCGAAATCCACGAATTCAGAGAGGCGCACGCCAATGGCTGACAGCGCATTGAACACCGCGACACGCGCCATGATGGCGGCGTTGCGTCCGCCGCCGAAAATCGCGGTATCAAAATGGGCACGCCAGACAATCAGGCTCTCGGAGGAACAATCCGCCACGGCGGGCCGCTTCCGCCCTTTGCCCTATCAGGAGTTCCTTTTGGACCTTCCCAAAGGCAAAGACCCGGCGGGCAACCCGGTATGGAAGATCGTGGTCAAAAAAGCAGCCCGTGTCGGCCTGACACAGGTGCAAGACATCCTGACCCTTGCCCACATCGAGAACGACCCGACCAGCGTTCTTGTGGTTGTTCCCCGGCACTCAGACGCCCGTCACGCGGCGATCAGGCTGGAGGGCATATGCGAGGCTAGCCCGAAGCTCAACGGCTTGCTCGGCTACACCCGAAACGACACGGAGAACCGTTCATCCTTGCTTGACCGGCGCGGCCCCGGTTGGACCCTCAAACTTACGGGCGCGACGCCTGAGAGTTTGCGGTCGCTGACTGTGCGGACCTTGTTCATGGATGAGATCGCCGCCATGGAAGTCGGCGACGAAGGCAGTCCGGTCGATCTGGCAATCAAGCGAACCGCCACCTACGCGAAAGCAGGGCGGCTGGTCTTCATTGGCAGCACGCCGAAAAGCTGGCCGGACTGCATTGTGAGCCGGGAATATGCGGCATCTTGGCAACACGAGTGGCAACTGAAATGCCTTCATTGCGATGAGCACTTCACGCCACGCTGGCGGCATATGCAGTGGGATAAGGACGCTGAGGGTAATCACCTACCGGATACCGCCCGCATGGCTTGCCCGGCGTGTGGCTCGCTCCACGAGGACGGCAAGGACAAGGCCGATATGGTCCACGGCGGTCGGTGGCATTGCGTGAGTGAAACCGGCCCGCCCGGCGTGATCGGTTGCCATATCAGCGCGCTCGGCTCACTCGTGCCGGACGCCGCTTGGCCGATGCTGGTTCACGAGTTCCTGCAAAAGCGCGGTGACTTTCTGGAAATGGCGGCTTTCACGAACCTTGTGCTAGGCGAAACCGTCGAGTTGCCGGAGGAAGTGGCGGGCGATCCAACCGCACTCAGCGCCCGCGCTGATCCTGACATCCATCGGGAGGCCGTGCCGGATGATGTTTGCCTGATCACTTGCGGCGTCGATGTGCAGCGTGATCGCGTCGAGGCTAGCAGCTTCGGATGGACCGCACGCGGCGAGAAAGTGGTTCTGGCCCACGATGTAGCATGGGGCGACCCGAACGGCGCTGACGGCGATGTCTGGGCCGAACTGGACGGCATCCTGAAGCAACCGTTCACCCGAACCGATGGCGTGCCGCTGAAGATCAAGGCGACCGTGGTTGACGGCGGCGACGGCGTGACACTGGACGCGGTGGTCAAGTTTTGCGGGCCGCGCCGGTTCAACAATGTGTTTGTCGGAAAGGGCGTGTCGGGCTTCTCCCGCCCGCCGCTGGAAATCCGGCGAAGCAAGACCGCCAAAAAATCCAGCACGAACGCGCTGATCGGCGTGGACGCCATCAAGGCGATCATCTTTGAAGGCGTCCAGCGTGACCCCGGCGACCCCGGAAGCTGGCGCTTTGCTGGCGATCTCGATGATGAATGGTTCCCGCAATTGCTCTCCGAAAAGCTGGAGCGCCGGAAATCGCACGGCGTCGAGTTGAAGCGGTGGGTTCCAATCGCCGGGCTCAGGCAAGAGGCGCTTGACTGTGCCGTCTATGCCATCGCCGCCCGGTCGGCACTGCCCCGGCTGGATCTGCAAGCCCTGACTGAAGAATTGGCGGCGCAAGCTGGCAAGGTCGAAAAACAAAAACCCAAACAGGGCTGGCAAGAGAAACTCGCCAGCCTGAGCAACCTGTAAACAAGGAAATCCTAATATGTTTGAGACAATCAAAGCCGTGCTCGGCTTCGCCGGGCAAGGGGCCGAAGGCGTGCCCATGCCGAAATCGTCACTGGCGATGAGCCCGGAAATCCCGGTCGGCAGCTTTGGCGGCGGCGTCGAGACGGCCCATATGCCGGGCATCTATCGCGAACTCGGCGACGCGGTGGCGGACAGCACCGCGCTGACATCGGCCCGCGCCGTTCACGCCCTGATCAACAGTGACCTCGGCGGGGCGGTTGACGCCGCCATCGGGCAGATCGTCGGGACCGGGCTTCGCCCAAACGTCCAGCCGGTCGCGGAACTGATCGGATGGACGGCGGATGAAGCTGACCAGTGGGCACGGCGCGTCGAGCGGCTGTTTGCATTGTGGGCCGAAAATCCCGACGAATGCGACAGCGCCGGGCTCCAGTCATTTGGCCAGATGCAGCGGACGGTTATGAGGGGCTATTTTGGCACCGGCGAGGCGCTGGCACTCTATCCGGTCGCGAAGCGCCGGGGTGACATGTTCCGCGCCAAGGTGCAGTTGCTCGACGCCCGCCGCCTGAGCGGATCGAACATCATCGAGCGGGATCGGCACGGCTTGCGGTTTCAAGGCGGTCGCCCGGTCGGCCTGTTGCTCAAGGATCGCGATCCGGTGAGCGGCTTGACTGATTGGGAGGATCGTTTCGTGCCCTTCCGCAGCAAGTCGGGACGCCCGCTATCCGCGCTGATCTTTGATCATCTAGCGCCGGTTCAGTGGCGCGGGATCAGTCCGCTTGTCGGGGCGCTGAAGCCGCACTTTCAGTTCGGCCGATTGGCGGACGCAACGCTCGCCGGATCGCTTCTGCAAGCCACCTTGGCGGCGGTGATCACAAGCTCGGCGACCAGCGAGGAAGTGATGCAGGTGTTTTCGAGCGCGGACAGTGATCAATCCGCGATGGACAGCTACGTTTCGGCAAAGCTGGCGTGGTATGCGGCAAATAGCCTGAAGGGGCTTCCGAACGCGATCCATCTTCTGCCCGGCGAGACGTTGGACTTCAAGTCGGTGGACACGGACAGCGCCGAAAACCTCGCCGACTTCGCCCGGCTGCTGAAGCTGGAGAGCGCCCGCGCCCTCGGCATCGGATACTCACAGGCGACCGGCGACTACAGCGGCGCGACCTACTCCAGCGTCCGCATGGAAAGCGCGACGAACTGGCCTTTGGTTCTCCAGCGCCGCAAGTCGATTGCCGGGCGGTTTTGCCAATCCTCCTTTGAAGCGTGGCTCGAAAACGCCATCCTTGACGGGATCGTTTCCGTGCCCGGCGGCTATTCAAACTTCATGGCACTCCGCAAGGCGTTTGTTCGGTGCGAGTGGCGCGGGCCTTCCATGCCACAAGCCGACGAGAACAAGAGCGCCAACGCGAGCAAAACGCGCCTCTCCACCGGCACCACAAGCCTCGCCTATGAGTGCGAGGCCATGGGGCTGGACTGGACTGACGTGCTTGCTCAGCGTGCGCGTGAAAAGCAGTTTGCGGCGCGTATCGGCTTGCCAGACCCGCACGTCGCCGACCCGGCAAGCGTTGCCCTGCCAACCGGCGAACAGGCCACCATCGAGCACACCACCATGAATGGTCACGCTGAGGCGCTGACGTTCTCTCAGGCGGCTGATCGTGTCGCCAAGCTGGAGGCTGAGGCGCGGGCGCTACCGGCTCAGTATGTGCCATCGGCGGGCGAGGTGGCGAAAACCACGAAGCTCCGGCGCGAACACCACAATGAGCAGCGGGCCTACTACCGAAACGAGATCGCCTCCCTTGAGGCTCAAATCGAACAGAAACAGGAGGCCGCATAATGGCACCCCGGAATATCCAATTCGCCGTCACGAGCGGCACTACAACAATTATGATCAACGGGCAGATCGGGGCCGACGACCTTGTGACCGGACGCATGACCTTGGTCGATGGAACGGGCAACGCCGCCCCGGTCACGGTGTCCATTGCGGGCAGCGTGAGCGGCGGGGCGATTGAGGGGCTGGTTTTCGCAAGCCTCGACACCGGCACAGTCGATCTGAGCGGAACCGGCACCATCGACGCCACCGGGGTTATGTCGATCAACATCACCGGCACAGTCGGCGGTGCAGCCTTCGCCGGGGTGGCGGTCGGCGCAGCAAACGACAGGCTGGTTCACCACGGGACCGCTCAGCATGACAGTGAGGAGAGCGGCGCGACCGTCCTCGGCATCGCCGCCGCCGACCCGTGCGCGCTGGCGACAAAGCTCCGGGCGATCCGCCTCGAACTGATCGCAGGGCAGGGCATCGCCCGAACCGAAGTCGCCGGGCGGTCGGTCTATTTCCAGAAGGGCGATCTTGCCGCGCTGGAAAGGGAAATCGCCCGCCTCGACGCCGCGTGCGCAACCGCCAACGGCACCACGATCAAGCCCTCCGAAACGCCCCGCACCCGCCGGGCGATCCGCTTCAACCCCTATCTCTGATCCAAAGGAAAACACCCATGAAAATGACCCTGAAAACCAAGCTCGCCACCCGCTTCCTTGCTGAGAACGGCGGCGCATCCGCAAATGACCAGATCACCATGCTCGCCGCCGCGCTCGATCAGGGGCGCATGAGCATCGGACAAGCCCGCATGACTGCCGGGTTGATTGACGACTGGTCAGCCGCCACGCTGAAGGAGATCGGTGATGACACGTTCGCCGCCGCCGAAGCTGAAGCCGCCGCCGCTGAAAACGTGCTGACGAACCGAATGGCAGCAAGTCACGGCGGCACGGTCGAGCCCGACGCCCACGGCACGCCCCGTTTTGTCCCGCTGGACGCGCCCGCCACCGCCGAAAGCGTGCTGGTCGATCGGATGCGCAAAGCTCACGCTTAAACTTCGCGGAGGGGGCTTACCACTCCGGTAACAAAAAGTAAATAAAATTACCAAATCCGCAAATAACAAGCTCCGAAAGTACCAATTTGGGGCTTGTTTTTGCTTCATGAGCCGGGACAATACAGGCATCAACAACCCGAGAGGAACGACGATGAACGTATCAATTATGGAAAACATCGAGGCCCGGTCGATCTTGCTTCGCGCGGCTGAGCAAATCAACAGTGACAGCGCACGCAATGCATTGACGAGCGAGATCATCGGCATCGAGAACGAACTTGCGAAGGCAAGCCCCGCCACTGATCGGGAGCGCCGGGCGCTGCTCGGCTTGGCGGTTGAGACAATGATCACGGACGGGGCCGACCCGGCGCATATCGGGCTGGTTCAAGCCGCCCTCCGCTGATCGGCACACCACCACCGCACACCACTGAGGCCCGCCATCGCGCGGGCTTTTCTTTGAAAGGAACAATCATGACGAACTTTTCGGCGAAGATCGGTATCTTCGCCAGTGACAATACCAGCCGCGCCTTCGCCAGTGTGGCAAACAACGCCAAAGGGCTTCGCGGCGCGCTCGGCAATATCTCAGCCGCCGCAGACAACGTAGCCCGGCGCTCAGCCGCCGCGAGCGCCGGGGCAATGCTCGCAATCGCCGCCGGTTCGCGCCAGTTGATTGCCAATGAGGGCGCGCTGACCGGCGTGGTCAAAACTCAGGGCTATGACGGCGCGATTGAAATCCAGAAGGAATTGCAAAAGGAGATCGGCAAAACCGGGCTTGGCCTCGAAAATCTCAACGCCATCGCCTCTCAGCTTTCCACGAGCGGCATCACGGATCGCGGTGAACTGGTCGCAATCACCGCCACGAGCGCGGCAGCGTCCAAGGCATTCGATGTTTCCGGGGAGGCCGCTGCAAGCGCGCTTTCAACATTCCGGGGCGCGTTCGGTGCGAATGCCGATGAGATCAAACGGTATGCGGACAACCTCAACTACCTCGCGGACGGATCAAATGCGCAGGCTGGCGGCATCCTTGAGGCGAACCGCAACCTCTCCCCCTTGGCGGCATCATCGGGCGTCTCGCCTGAGTTCATGACCGCTATGTCGGCCACCGCGCTCAATGCCGGTTTTGACCCGTCCGTCGCATCGACGGGCATGAAGAACACGATCATTAACCTGCAAGCCGGGACCAATGCGACCAAGGCGCAACAGGCGGCGTTCAAAGAGCTTGGCATCACGGCTGAAGATACAGCCAAGTCGATGACTATCGACGCCGACAAGACGATCATCGACGTTTTGGGCAGGATCGCCGCCGCCGACCCCGGTCGCCGTTCGGCAATCACCACCTCACTTTTCGGCAAGGAAAGCTCCAGCGTCGTCGCCCTGATCAATGACTATGACGGGCTCGTCGCAAGGCAGGCGCAACTCAACAGCGGCGCGTCGGCGGGCTCCATGGATAAGGAGCTTGCCAACCTGCTCGCGACACGCGGGATGCAAATCCTGATCGCCACGGAGAAGGTCAAAGCGGCTTCCGCCGCCCTTGCCGGGGCGCTAGCGCCGATGATCTCCATGCTTGCCGATAAGGTCACCGTGTTGGCAGAAGCCTTCGAGGGCCTTTCCAAGAAACAGAAGGAATGGGCCGCTTGGTCAGTGGTTGCGGTCGCAGCCCTCGCGCCCGTTGCCTACGGCGTGAGCATTGTAGCTGGGGCCATCCGCGCCGTGCTGCCTTTGTTCACTGGCATCGGGCGGGCGGTTATGTGGGCCGGTGGCGCAATCGGTGGTCTTGCCGGTTATGCCCGCGCTGCATGGGTCGGCTTCACCGCTCTCCGGCTGGTCATGGGCGGCACCGCCGCCGCCCTTGGCGTTATGGCAACCGGGCCGATTGGTCTAGCGGTCCTCGCACTCACGACGCTGGCAAGCGTTGCGTGGCTGGTTTACGAGAATTGGGGAACCGTCACGGAATGGTTGTCCGCCCGCTGGAAGGAGTTCGGGATAATCGGCAACAATATGGCTGAAGGACTTGTTGACGCTTGGGCAGGGCTTTCCAAAGGCGTGTCTGACGCTGCCAGCGCCATCGGTGCAGCGGTTGGCGGGCTGGCTTCCAGCTTCGCCGAAACATTCCCCGGCATCACGGCGGCGATGTCCGGTGCGTGGGATGGCCTTGCGGCAGGGGCAAGTGCAGCCTTCGACGCAACCGCCGCGCTCACGGCGCAATTTGCTGAGGTGATCAAGGGCGCGTTCACCGGCATTTCGGCGTGGGTTGGCAGCGTCTTCACCGGCATCTTCGAGGGCTTCAAGGCAGAGGTGAGTGGTCTGTTGGGCTGGCTTTCGAGCCTCAATCCGCTGAAAGGCGCATTTACCAGCGCGCCGCCGCCTACGCCTCAGGCCCAGCGCGGAGAGGCTTCCGCCATTGCCCTTGGCGGTGGACGGCAGGTCAACGCGGTGCTTGCGCAGCCGGAGGCCAAGACGGTGACCACCGGAGGCTTGAACGATCAAGCCGCCGCCGAAGCCGCCGACCGTGGGTTTGATCGCCTGATCGCCAAATTGTCCGAGAACGGCACGTTCACCGCGAATGTGAATGTGAAGGTTGCGGGCGGTCAGGTGACCGGCGTGAGCCAAACGGCAAGCGGCCTCGTGACCGCTGGCAATGTCGGCGTGCAGGAGCTTGGCGCGCAGTAAGGATCAATGCAGGGGCGGGGCTTTGGCCCCGCCTTATGATGGAGTAACAAATGATGAGAGATTGAAATTATTTGCTCAAATAAATCTAAAGATCGAAAAAATTAGATTGTCACTTGGAAAGTGCGCTTTTCAGAGAATTAAATATCGTCTGTAGTTGTCGATCAGCGCTTATTTACCGTCTTTTTGAGGCTTTTTATTCGCTGCAATCGATAATCTTCTAATGTAAAAAAATCCTGTAATTGATCCAACAACAATTGCGATGGAACCAAAAACAATAACGTCTGGATGTATGAAGCCGCTGCTTTTGTAATCTCCATTAATCTTTCCATAAAGAATTATAGCAACAAATATCAAAGCACCAATAGTTTTTTTTGTCATCATTTGATATTTCCATTCGTTGAACAATACAATCAACAAATGAGTTCCAAAAAATATGGCGATTATGTCCAATAAGAAATATTCGTTCATATTTTACCCCAACCTCATACCATTCAATTTCCGCATCGGATTCTATGTTATCAAGTTGGTCTTTCCTACTCGAATTCTAATTTTTTCGTTTGGGCAAGTTCGACCTAAGAAATTGAATATTTCGCAAAAGTGGCGTTATTTTGCGTCTATCAAAAATGTGTGAAAAAATGTCTTGGCTGTCAACGTAAAACACAAGCGCCATGGGAGTACCGGGCGGCGCAATGGACCGCCGGTCAACAGGAGGCCCCGGAGGGTTGCCCGATCAAAGGCAACATCAACCGCAAGGGGGAGCGCATCTATGACTCGCCATGGGGCAGGGACTATGCGCGGACAAAGATCAGCCCTGAGAAGGGTGAGCGCTGGTTCTGTGATGAGGCTGAGTCCGTGGCGGCGGGGTGGCGCGAGGCGTGGTGAATGGGGTCGTGGGAGTTGATGAAACTTTGAGCGCAACTTATCGACCAACACTGACTCATTTTTGCTTTCCTTTGGTCCTTTTGAATTGTGCCGCGTCAGCCGCTAACTTGTGCTCCCATGCCTGCTCGGACACCTTCTCAAGATCAGGCAGTGTTCCGGCGATCCCTTTTGCTGCCGCCTCTGCCGCCAAGCTAATGTACCTTGTGCAGAGCAACGGTTGACCGCGTTCATTTCGGAAATCAATGTTGTAACGCACAAAAAAACCGACGGTCTCATCATCAGTCAGCAAGCGCGTATCGAACTGACCATCATAGTCATCCCATAATTTATCAATGGCGATTCGCTCATCTGAAAACTCAGAGAGGTCGAAATATCCATCTGGATAATCGAAGCGTAATTCTTTAGGCGAAACGCCGAAAACAATTTTGCAGACTAAATCAGCACTATCCTCTAATTTATAGATGGTAGCTTCATCGCGTGAGTGCATGTTTAGGATGCACAAGTCCTCCAATCTATTAATTTCAGCGATATTTCTCAATATCGTTGTGTTCTTGCCTATTGGAGATGTTTTCGAAGGGTACAGGCTGAACCAAGTATCAAAGCGATCTTTATTCGACATAATTCACCTCAATTTAGTAGTTTCTCCTCCCTTAGAAAAAGCATTGATGATTTGCTGACGCCGTGCAAGCTCTGCGATCACTAAAGCTCGGTTATGCACACTGTCCACAAGTAGCCGCGCGATCATATGCGGTTAGCTACCCCCAAACCCGCGCCGTCATCCACGGCGGATCATCGCCGGTTGTCTCCCGGACGGCCCGCTGTAGAGCGGCGCTGAGTTCAATGATCGCCTGATAGTCGGGGCATTGCGGCTTGAGCCCTGCCATGAGCGGCACGAGGTCGCGGTGCAGGGCGGCGATGCTGGTGACGAGCGCGGCGGCTTGAGTATCGGTGAGGGCAGGGCGGCGTTTAGGTCTTTGCAT